GTGATCTTAAATTTCGTCTTAAAGTTGTGTGTTCTAAATATCATCAAGGTCGTTTACTTATTTCATACGATCCTAGGGGTACTAAAACTTCTCTGACAGACGCAAATCTTGTTCAGAACGTCGTTATGGATATAGCTAAAGAAGATGAATTGACTTTCGTTGTACCTTATATGCAACCTACTGCATGGCAGACTGTCGATTCCGGAGGAGGAGAACAAATTCAGACTGATAATTCTGAACCTTCTTACACGTCAGGAGCAAATAATGGACGTGTTACTATTACAGTATTGAATCCACTTACCGCTCCCTTGTCTACAGCAGATGTACGACTCTTCCTTTTTTATGCTGGTACTGATTCACTAGAGTTCGCTAATCCTTGTGATAATACAACGAACTATTCTAGTTTGATTCCTCAATCTGAGGAAATAGTACTTGGTGAACGTAAAGCCGAACCTGATCAGCGTTACGATGTAAATTACGGTGAAGATATTCGATCATTAAGATTGTTACTCCGACGTACAAATCTGTTCCGTAGAGATTATATCTCCATTTCGAGTGTTGGTAGTTATACAGCATCTTACCTATATCGTAATTTGTATCCATTCCAACCAGGATATGCCAGTGCTGGTATGGATACTGTTGTAGCTATAGATGGTACAACTTCAATTAAAGGAAATATTGGATCAGTTACACCATACACTCGTCTTGCTGCTTGTTGTACGGGACAGCGAGGAGGTATGAATTATAGTTTCAATTTCCTTGGGAAAACTCTTGAGCGTTTTTCAGTTGCACGTAAGGTTCAATCTTTTAATAACTATTCAGCAACTCAAGCGTCTACTGTGTCTCAAACCACTGCTGATTCTTTAATTAATAAAGATAATTATGGTTTGGCTGGTATGTCACTTACAAATAAAGGCACTCAAGCAAGTTTGCAAGCAAACATTCCATTCATGTCACCTTTCCGGTTTGCGTTCTGTCATGGAGCTGCAAAAGGACAGTCTGGTGATGGAACAGATGTTAACAATATGGTTATTGCCATGGCAGATACTGGTACCATTAATGGTGTATGTGAGACGTATTACTCAGTGGGACCTGATTTCACATTTATTAATTATGTGAGTACAGTTCCACAGTATAAGTATACACTTACCCAGTAAGGTGCTTGGGGGGTAGACATCCCCCTTATTGAAACAAAAACGACTAACAGTGGATCCTGTTAACCGACTACTCCGGTGAATGATGTAGCTTGTACACAGCCTTTCATGTAAAGATTGCAGCTCATACTCTCGGTAAAAAGCCCAAACAAGCGTAATGACATCACATGGTGTCACATGGGTACCTTTTCCAACATTTCTGTTGGACAGGAAACCTTACGCCGGGGTAAAAGCCGGAGCATGAACAATGCTAAGCATTGAATCAAAACAGAAATGCAGAGTTTTAAACTTACATATAGTAAGACACTATCGACTACACCAATAGTGTTTTATTTGTAATTTGTGTCTAGTTTTCTTCTAGCTACATCATTCACCGGAGTAGTCGGTTAACAGGATCCACTGTTAGTCGTTTTTGTTTCAATAAGGAGGATGTCTACCCCCCATGTACCTTATTGGGTAAGTGTGTATTTATATTGTGGAACGGTACTCACATAGTTTATAAATGTGAAGTCGGGTCCCACAGAATAATACGTTTCACAAACACCATTAATGGTACCAGTATCAGCCATAGCAATAACCATATTATTAACATCCGTTCCATCACCAGATTGTCCTTTTGCAGCCCCATGACAGAACGCAAAACGGAAAGGTGACATAAACGGAATATTTGCTTGCAAACTTGCTTGAGTACCTTTATTTGTGAGTGACATACCTGCTAAACCATAATTATCCTTATTAATCAAGGAGTCAGCTGTGGTTTGAGACACAGTAGACGCTTGAGTCGCCGAGTAGTTATTAAAGGATTGAACCTTACGTGCAACTGAAAAACGCTCAAGAGCTTTACCAAGAAAATTGAAACTATAATTCATACCTCCTCGCTGACCTGTACAACAGGCAGCGAGACGAGTGTATGGAGTAACTGCTCCAATATTTCCTTTAACTGAAGTCGTACCATCTATTGCTACAACAGTATCCATACCAGCACTAGTGTAACCAGGTTGAAAAGGATATAAGTTGCGATACAGATAAGATGCAGTATAGCTACCAACACTCGAAATAGATACATAATCTCTACGAAATAGATTAGTACGTCGGAGCAACAACCTAAGTGATCGAATATCTTCTCCATAATTAACATCGTAGCGTTGGTCAGGTTCAGCTTTTTGTTCACCAAGTACGATTTCCTCAGATTGAGGGATTAGACTAGAATAATTAGTTACATTATCACAAGGATTAGCAAATTCTAGTGAATCAGTACCAGCATAGAACAAGAAAAGACGAACATCTGCTGTGGATAAAGGAGCAGTAAGTGGATTTAGCACTGTAATAGTAATACGTCCATTATTTGCTCCTGCTGTATAAGTAGGTTCAGTATTATCTGGTTGGATTTGTTCGCCACCTGATGTATCGGTATTTTGCCATGCAGTGGGTTGCATATAAGGTACAATAAAAGTAAGTTCATCTTCTTTAGCTATATCCATAACAACATTCTGCACTAAGTTTGCATCAGACAAAGAGGTTTTTGTACCTCTAGGATCATATGAAATGAGCAGACGCCCTTGATGATATTTGGAACAAACAACTTTGAGGCGAAACTTGAGGTCACCACGCCAGCTATTAAAGAAAGAACCTACCAAAGCTGATGGTGATTCCAGGATCCACGCTTTTGTTGGTGTCGTAGTTGTATTTCCACCTCGCAATTGCATAGGATTCACATTAACATTCAAAAGTGAATCATTAGCAACCCGCGAATTTGTCCATTCTGTACAGTAAATTAAGCACTCTCGAGTAACTAAGTTTCTAATAGCCAGAATATCGTCATTCGTTGAACCAACCACCGTCGGATCGATGGTAAGCTCATTTTTCGGGTCCAATGTCAATCGATCAATGGGTGTAGAGATATGAGCACTTGCAAAAGCAAAATATGGTGTGTTTTTAAAAGCAACCGAATCATCAATGGAAGGAACATTAGTAAATCCAAAGAGAGAAGCTACCTTAGCCACAGCACCAGCAGCAAAATTAGTGGCTTTTGCAAAAGGACCAATGACTGGAACATCTGATAATCGTCTACCTATACCGGCAATGATAGATGCTGGTCGTGAAATAGTACCAGTAGCGAATTCATCAGACTGTAAAGATAGTTGATTGGTTTGACCTTCAAGCTCAACATTATCCATCCAAGCATATACAGTCATATAGGCTACTGATGATGAATTTGTTGTTGCAATACGGGGTGCCATCAAGGCTTGAATTTCAAATACTCCCATATTGGATACATCAGTAGAAGATGTAATATTAAGCCAATTTTTGTGGTAAAGAAATGGTACAACCATTTCACCACCTTGATTCTTATGGAATTCTATCCAAAAATGTTGACGTTGAGTATACGCCAGTGCTCTTGCATCATTATTATTGACATAAGTAGTGGATAATTGTGAAATATCCAAATTACTATTGGCATTAATAAGAGGCAAATAGGATGCTAGATAAGTTCCATAAAGAAAGGGAGTAGCATTAACAACAACCTTAATATGCAAATTACCTCGGAGTAAATAAAAATTTTCAAGTTTCCGCTTAGTAGCAGAATTACTTAAGAAATCATTCCAAATATTCCAACGATAATTTGTATTAGCACCAACAGGCACTGAAACAGAGGCAATACGTACTGGACGTGATAAGAAATCTTGTAAATTATACTTATCAGTGAGTTGGGCTGTAGTAGTATGAGGATCCTTATCCAACCTAACTGCATGCTCCTGTGAATCATCGTCCAGAAATTGAAAATTTTCCGCAACGACAATCGTAGGCTTGTCATCATTAGGTTCAAGCGCTTCCTCATCAGATTGAAGGTACAGGTGGGTATCCTCCCACCACAGGTCTTCTTTTTTAAAAGAAGCCAAAAAGAAATCAATAATTTTGTTTGGTTAAATACTACTCATTAGGTTAACCTCATCCTAAAAAGCGTGCTCTGTTTTTCGATCTGAAACCTAAAACGATCTCGGCTAAATAACCGGCTTTGGGTCATCCCCTAGGTGTCAATACAAACAATCTCCACACTTACTTCTATAAGGTAGTGCAATCACCTTTAAAGAAGTACAGTAACTAGATTGTAGGTGCGAATTCGTTTTACATCTGTTCGCTAAAGATGGTTTTTAACGGGATAACTACCCGGAAACCTACTCAA